AGTTTGGCCTTGGGCGAGAACTTGATGGCAGCGACCCCGGTCGGCAGCCCCTGCGCATCAGGAGGGGGGTAGCCCTTGCCCCCGATGATGGCGAGGTCCCACTCGTCGGGGCTCTCGCTTGGGAGCGGCACGTCTTCGACAGGTGCTGAGGTCGTCGTCTCCGGCCTGGCCAGACGTGTTCCCGAGGCGCGGGGCTGCAGCTTGCCGAAGCTCACCGGCGCAAAGAACCGCTTCAGCGTGTCGACGGCGGGCATCAGCTTTCCACGAGCTCCTCGACGAGGCCGAATAGCTCTTCGCGGAACCCGCGCGCGGCGGCGCGCCCCTCCGCCTCGCTGTTGGCCATGATCTTCAGTTCGCGCACCTCTACACGGATCACTGTACCAGCGTCCCCACCGCCAACACGCCCCTGCCCCACGCCACCCCGTCCTGCGGCGCCGCCCGCGGCTGCCCCAGCCGGCGCGACGCCGCCTGACCCACCGAAGGCCATCCCGCCCGCGGCGGTCGCGTCTGCGGCCATCCCTCGCGCCGCGTTGGCCACGTCTGCTGCACCGTCAAGGATGGCGTTCTCTGCGCCCGCGGCGAACCACGAGCCCAGGCCGTAGGAGACCTTCGACGGGGAGTTGATCTGCCAGCCGCCCGTGAGCGTCGACACCGCACCGCTCGCCATTGAGGCGACCGCCGCGGAGATGCGCGCTGCCCCCGAGGTGATCGCGTTGACGATGCCATTCACGAGCGCCGTCCCGGCATCCGTGCCGGCCGTGGCGAGCAGGGGGCCGATGCCGGGGATGGTGCTCACGGCGAAGCGCAGCGCTGTCTCGAGCGCCGCGGGTATTCCAGCGACGAAGCCGACCACCGCGGCACCCAGGCCAGTGATGAAGACGAGCCCCTCGGCGGCGGCGACCGCGAGCGCCGCGACGAACGAGACGAGGTAGGCGAAAGCCTTGCCGGCACGGCCGGCGGCCTCCGCGAGGGCTTTCACCGGCTCGGCGTCGAAGCTTTTGCCGCCGAACAGCGAGGTCATCACCTCGCCGACGTCACCGAACCCGTCGAGCAGGCCAGCCCCGAACGCCTGGATATAGGGTGAGGCGGCCTTGACGGCCTTGGCCACGAAGTCGATCGCGTCGGCGATGCCCGTGACGAGCTTCTCCAGCCGCTTGCCGTCGGTAAGCCCCCCTGTGAGCGCGGTGAGCAGCGAGTTCCCGAGGTTGCCAAGCGAGGCGGCCAGGCGCTTCCCAGAAGCTTCGGCCGGGTCGAAGGCGCCAACGAGGACGCGCAGCGATGCCTTCAACGACTTCGCGCCGGCGTCCATGTTGGCCTCGGCGAAGATGTCGCCGGGGATCGCGTCGAGCCGCCCGAGCAGCCCGCTGAGGTTTTCCAGCGACTTCTTCCGCGCCGCCGAGCCAGCCGCCCCGCCGCCGGCCTGCGCGTTGATGGCCGCAAGGATCGCGTCGATTGCCTTGGGCGCGTCGACCTTGCCCGCCGTGATGAGCTTTTGGACCTCCGCCTCGGTCTTGCCCATTTGCTTCGCGAGTTGGGCGTAGACGTCCTTGGTTTCGAGCCCGGCCTCTGCGAGTTGGAGGAGCTCTTCGGCCTGGACGCGACCCTTGGCGGCGATCTGGCCGATGGCCCGCTGAACCGATTCGAGGTTGGCCTTCGGGTCGACGACGGATAGGTCCGCCATCGACTTCACGATCTGGTCGACCTTCTCTGCGCTGAAGCCCTTGGCGGTGAAGTCGACGAACTGGCCCACCACCTCCTGGCGTGAGCGTCCCAGGTACGAGGCGGTCTGGATGGCCTTGCGGGTGAGCTCGTCTGCCTTGCTCGCGCTGCGCGTGAGAGCTACCAGGGCGCCCGTCGAGTCCTCGCGGAACATCTGCGCGCGGAGTCCCGCGGACAGAAAGGCGTCGCCGGCTTTGTAGAGGGCGCCGGCGAGACCCACCACCACAGCGGCAACAGCCGCAGCCGCAGAAGCCGCCCCCGCGAACTGCGCGGCCGCGTCGGAAGGGTCGCCGGAACCAGCGCGCCCCGTCGCTCCTCGAGCTCCAGCCGCCGATGCCGGGCGGGCCTGGGCGCGCGCCGCGGCGCCGGCTTGCCGCGCCTGGATCTCCGCCATCTTGCCGGCGTGGCGCTGCGCCTCGGCCTCGCGCTTGTGGTGGGCCGCCTGCTCGGCGCGCGCCATGTCGGCGTCTCGTTTCACTTGCGCCTGAACGACGTTCGCGACGGCGCGATTCTTCTGCGCCGCGTCCCGGGCCGCTGCGCCCGCTTGCTGCTGCTGGGCCTTCGCCGCCTGCGCCGCTGCGGCCTGCTGCCCCTTGAGCTCCTGCACCTGGACGCGCGCGGCGGCGCTGGCAGCCTGTGCCGCCGCTTGGGCAGAGCGCGCCGTCGCGTCCAGCCCGACGCTCGCGGTGTTCGCCGCGCCGGAGAGCCCGCGCAGAGAGCCGATGAACTGGTCGGCGGCCCGAGCGCTGGCCAGCGCCTGGGCAGCGAAGTTGGTGGCGAACTCAAGGCTTGCGGCGACGGTCACTTTTCATCCTTCCAGGCGATCTGTGACCCTTGCGACGCGGCGAGGAGCATCGCGCCTACCTCAGCCAGCGCGTCGTCTGGCGGCTCCTCGCCGCGCGCCAGCGCGGCCTTGCGGCGCTCCCACGCCTCTATGCACGCGGCTCCGAAGAAGAGGTCCCGGGAAGCTTCGCGGAGCTCGGCGATCCTTTTTTTACCACCGCGGCCCCTTCGCCGGCCATGGTCCGGAGCTCGGCGGCGAGGATCGTGGCGAGGGCCGGGAGCTCCTCAAGGATGGGGCCGAGGACCCCGGGTTTAGGGTGGATGGCGCACGCCGACACGAGCCTTTCGGCCGACTTAAAGGCATCCCGACGGGATCCTGTCAGATAGGCCATGTACGGCCCGCTGGAGGGCTTGCGGAGGATGAAGACGCCGTGGCGCGACCGCAGCGCGAAGAGCGACCCAGGGCGCCGGTGGCTGGCCACGATGTCGGCGACGGCCTGACTGGTCAGGCCCTCCTTCGTGAGGGCGTCGAGGTCCTCGCCCCACTTCGTCTCGAACGCGGACGACGGCCCGTCGAGCTTGTACCCCGCGGCTTCCGCAGCGAGCGCAGGCAGGTCGATCACCCTCGTCCCCAGGTTCTGCTCCAGCTCGGCGAGCTGCTCCGCGGGCAGTTTGCGACCACTTTTCAAGCCCACCCAGGAGACGCCACCGGCCAGGTTCAAAAGCTCGGGCCACGCCGCCGCCGGCAAGCCAGGCCAGTCCTCGAGGATCCTGCTGAACTCCGCTTCGCTCGGCGAAACCCGGCAGTCGATCAGCAGGTTCCGTTGCGCCTCTATGGGGTCGCGGTTCTGCTGCGCCGCCGCTACGTAGTCGTTCCAGAACTCGGCGTAGGCGGCGTAGCTCGGCTTGCTGAGCTCGACGCGCAACAAGGGGTCGTCTTCGTGCTCCAGGATGATCGTTTCAGCCATCGGGTGTGCCTCCAATGGTGCGAGCCCCGGCCCGCGGTGCTGGAGGCACTGGGTGCGGGGCGCGGCTCGCGTGATGCTCTCAGATCGCCAGCGCGTTCTTGATGTCGGGCTTGAACTCCAGGGCCATCCCCTCAATGGGCTTCGCAGCGACCTCTCCACCGCTCACCGACACCTGCTGGTCGAGCGGCTTCCACGCCCTTAGGGCGTCGGTTACCGGCTTCGCGCCGGTCTCCGGGCGTTGGCGCGTGATCTGCACGTCGAGGATGCCACCGTTCGCCCGGGCGAACTTCAGAATGCGGTCCGCCTCGTCGTGTGAGATGCCGTCGATCTTGAGCGCCGGCTCGTTGACCTCGGTCGCGTGCGCGCGCGGGTTCTTCCCGGCCCCTTTGGCGACCCCCGCCCCGGCGTTGGGGCCATACTCGATGCTCTCGTAGGATTCCGGCAGCATCGTCCTTGTCTTTCCCGCCGCGCCGATGAACGTGAGCTTGTAGTCGCTTCCGGTGTAGTCGTAGTTCGTGCTCATGGCTTACACCGCCTCTTCAATGATACCAGGACCGATGATACCGGACACGGATCGTGCCGGGGACCTGTTGAACAGGGTGCCCTTGTACTTCAACCGCTTCGTGTCGTAGAAGGGCTCGGTCTGGTCGACTGTTATGCTCACGGCCTGGGCCGCCTCGGGGACGAGATCCTCACGCACGGCCTTCTCGATCGCCCCCTCCACCTCGCGAGCAGAGGCATCCTCGATGGTTTTGTCGGCCTTGGTGTCGAGGCTCGTGGCGTTGATGAACGCGTCTGCAGCGGCGTTCCCGATGACGGCCATGCGAAGCACCGCGTCCCGCGTGCTCTTGTCGCAATAGCGCGACACGCCCGAGGCGCTCGAGTAGCCGCCGCTGAAGTTGAAGCCACGCGGCCCCGAGTCGAGCACGTTCCAGCTTGCTCCGTCCGCGCCCACGAGCTCCACGAGCTTGATGGTCGTGTCGAGCTCGTCGTCGGTGATGCCAGTCACGCCGATCGCCGGCCCTGAGGCGTGCTCCCCTGGGTCTTTCCAGAAGGGCAGGGTGGCGCACCTCTCCGCGTAGGAGAAGCTCGAGGATCGCAGGATTTCGCCTCCTCCGGGGACGAGTTCGATCGGCACGCGGAGGTAGACGCCGCGGGCGCACTTGTCGACCCGACGCGACCGATAGGCCAGGAACGCGGTCCGCACGTCATCGTCGAGCTCGGTATATCTCACGCCGACGATCCCGCTGAAGTAGACCCCCAGCGCCTCGTACTCGCCGATCTTGCCGTCGAGGCTGCCCGCGTTCGCCAGCGAGGTCACGAGGTCCTGCTCGAAGGCGAGGTGGATCCGGCCGAAGGGGATCTTGCGGGTCACCAGGTCCGCAAGGCGCAGCGCCACCTCGTCGAAGTCGGGAACGGGAGCCCAGGTGGTGAAGAGGTAGCGCGTCCCGGGGGAGTAGTTGCCGGTCGGAAAGGTGATCGTGACGCCCAGGTGCTCGATCGTGTACGTGGAGTCTGCTCCCGTTGCGTTGGCAGCAACGAGCCCGAGCGCGGACAGCGCTGTCCCGCCAGTGATCGATAGCGTCGACGCGGACCCCTTGGTCGCGCTTCGGATCCGGAGGAAGTTGCTCGAGGAGTACACGTCGGCGTCGATGTTGATGGCCGCGTCGATGAAGGAAGCGATCTCGGTTGGGCTCTTCACGGCTGCCGAACCACTGGGAAAGGTCCTGGTCTGGCTCGACGTCGTGTCCTCATCAAGGATGATCGTCAGGCCGTCAAGCACCCCGGCGGACCCTACTACTGGCGTGTTGCTCAGGCCCAGGATGGAGTCAGCAGTGCTCGCTGCCTGGACGTCTACTTTGCTGAGCGCCCCAACAATATCAGACGCGATTGTCAGTCTACCCTGCGGATCGATTGTGAACGACCCGCTTGGTGCGGCGAGTGCGAGCGCCGCGGCAAGACCCTCAGCGGACGTAGGCGCCAGAGTGCCAGCCCCAATGGTCAACGTAGCCGCTCCATCGTTGTCGAAGTCCACGATGATGGTTTTGCCGGCAAGAGTGCCAGAAGCGCCGTATAAAGCCGAGTTCGCGCGCAGATCGACGGTTCCAACAAGCGTCGCCGGCTTGGCATAGACGATCTTTGTCAGATCCTTGGTACCGACCACGGTCGCGCGCAGGACCTCGGGGGTGAGCGCCGCGGGGCGCCGCAGGCGCTCCGGCGTGTTGTTGGTGACAACCCAGGCCCACGACGAGGCGAAAGATGCGGTGCCGGGAGCACCGCCCTTCGACATGGTGATCTCGATGTCGGCGTCGTCGAACGCCCCCGTGATGGCGTTGTCCACGGTGACAGTGATCGCGGGACCGTTGCCGATCTGCGTCACGGCCGAGACAGCGCCCGGGATGGTCGGCGAGCAGGGGACCAGGATCGTCCGCTTCTTCGACGCCGACACGATGTGGTGGACCGCGCAGGCAGCCTTGCCTCGGCCGGCGTTCCCCGGGATCTCGGCCGGGCTGTCATAGACTTGGGGGATTCCAGGCGTGGCCAGGGACGCGAAGCCGAAGACGGCGACGGTCTGCGAGGCGTCGGGGGGGTTCCCCGGCGGCCCTTCGGTGAATTCCAGCGTCGGATTCGGCATCTTCGCTCCTCAGAATGCAAACCTGGCCGAGAGCCAGCGCTCGGCCGACGCCTGCCCCACCTGCACCAACTCGTCAATCCAGCGGTCGGGGCGCTCTCCTGGATCGAAAATCATCTTTCGGGCAGGGATGTGGACCCCACCGCCACGCCGAGACGTGCCGCGCTGGTGGTATGCGGCCTTGTCGTCGCGCACGGAGAACGTCAGGGAGAACCCTTGCGCGTCGTCGCGCGGGCCTGGCTCGCACGTCGCCGAGTTCTCCATCGCCCTCGTCTTCTGCAGCAGAGGGTGCCCATACGCCCGAGCGGCGGGTGCCCACGCGGAGCCATCGGGGGCGCGCTGTTCGTCAAAGCTTTCGGCCACGAGCGCCTGCCCGCGAGCAGCCATGTTGTCCAGCATCTCGGCCTGCATCTCGCCCGCCGCGATCGCCCGTAACGCGTCGCGCATTGCGTACATATCGCGGGCCACCTGGTCGAAGTTATGGCGCAGCAAGACCAGTTACCTCCTCCTCGGCGCCAGCCGGGTTGACGGTCGACGCCTGCTGCTGCTTGGTGGTTGGCTTCATTGAAAGCAGCGTCCTGGCGTAGGCCGGGATTCTGATCGTGACGCTGGTCGTGATCTTGGCGCCGATGTCCCCGATCTGCCCGCCTGTGCCGCGCCAGGGGCCAGGTACGGCGCGCCGGCCATGGAGTACTTCGTTCACGGCGATCAGGTAATGTTGATACGCCTCGTAGGCTTCCACAGGGTCGGTCATCCAGATCTCGACCGCGACGCGCACCATGTCGTCGAATGGATTGCGACGACCAGGGCCGGAGATCGTCGGCGACGACTGGGGCGCGCCGCTCGGCTGGTAGCCGAAGGTGATCGCCTGCGGAGCCTTGTAG